TCTGACATCCAGTAAGCAGAACCATCAACCTCAACGGCTGCATTCTTTCCAATCAATCCACAGTTAGTTCCAACTTGTTGAAATGAGAAAGTAAAAGGTGAACCAACGAACCTCATAATAAATAAAGATGTATCCGTCCAAACGTAAATTGCGTCCCGACCTCTTATCGCTCCCACGATCCGTGTTCCATCGGCCAGTCTTTGTGTACCAGCAGTATTGGTTGCTGAAGGAGCATACGAAGTTGAAGCATCAATTGATTCTTGATCCGACCAACGTATGTACATATCATCTTGTGTTGAAGATGTACCAATTGTGGTTTCTGTTCCAAAAAATACTAAGTGTCTATCAGGTGTAGATACTAATGTTTGAACTGCTGCTGTTGGTGCATTAGCAACGATTGTTGCTCTTGTAGATGTTGCACCAGATGCATCTGAATCCCATTCAAAAGTTGCACCATCCACGATGGTTGCAATCAATTTATTTCCATAATTGTCCAAGGTCCAAAGACCAGGAGCTGTTACAATATCACCTGTTTGTGAAGCACCCCATTTAGTATATTCTGAAGCATCAGTTACTGTTGCTCCATCAGAATGTGCTGCGGCTGTCGTGTTATCTGATCCTCTTGTTAAACCCGATAAAGTTCCTGTACCAGTAGTGTTTGTTGTATAAGCAATACGCTCGTCATTTATTAAAACTGTTCCTGAAGCAGGGAAACCTGTTGAATCATCCAATACAATACTACTTGAAGCATCTGTTAAGGCACCATCTAAAGTATCAAAAACTTCTCCAGCTACAGTACCACCCCATAAACCTAGTCCCCAACCAGCTGCTGACGCTTCAGTTGCAGGTCCAATTGAATAAAAATGTTGAACTCTTATTCCACCAGAAGTACTTGCTCCTGATCCAGATTCAGCTGATCCCATTTCAATAGTAAGTGTTGTTGAAGTTGGAACCGTTGTGACCATGAAATTAGTATCGTCAAAATCACCAGAACTAAAATCAGAGTCAGTAATAGCTGTAAAATTATCTAATCGGATAATATCGTATTTAGATATATTATGATCAGATGAAAAAGTTAACGTAACAGTTGCATCACCATTAGTTGTAGTAAAAGCATTAGTTAAAGTTGTTGT